CTGACATACCTACAGCAGCAGTAAGCAATCGCTCGGTAGGAAATTCCTGTCCTTCAAGTTCTTGGATACGATATACAAAAGCTTCGTAATCTTTACTTTGTTCCGAGGTAACGCCATTTACAAATTCAAGGTATCGTTGTGTATCTACAGTCATAAGTCTAAAGGTTGTTGTTGATTTTCAGGGAGAGATTGTTGAGTTGGAAGTTTCTGACCACCAACTTCGAAATATTCAATTTGTTCCCAACTACCACCTACTCCACCATCCATATTAACTACGATGTCTCGGGTAGGAAGTTGTTTGTCAGAACTAACATCAATTATATCACCAGGGAGGGGATTGAACATATAGTAATGTCCGTCCCATCGTGCATTCCTCATACCAATAAGATTAACGGCATCTCTTTGACTACCACAATCGGCAATCTTTTCACCTCTGGGATTAAACACTGAATAGTAACCGTTCAAAACTTAAATCCCTCAAATGATTTCTTAGGTTTGTCCTCATAATTATACTCCTCTTCGGTTTTACTTTCAAGGAGATCGTCCTGAGCTGACTGCTCACAATCATACAACCTCATCTTGGCTCTGTCAATACCAATCACAAATCTCTTATACACATTAGCGTCATTGTATCTGTTCTTCAACTGCTTCACCAGTATCTGTCCCAAGGATTCGAGTTCTTCAGTTGAAATAAGGGCAAACATAAGATCAGCAGTAGCAGGGAGACCAAAGGACTCACTAGTATCAGTAAGCTCAACGTCACTGCTACCATAACCAGAACGAGTGGTCTGGGTGGCAGATACGATAGGTACGTTCGCTTCGACAGCGAGTCCTCTAAGCTCTTCAGCAATAGACTTAATAACCGTATATGAATTGACATTGCTGCCTCCGCGATACCTGCTGGAAGCACAAATATTAAGGTAATCAATGAAAATAATATCAGGTCTAAATGACTTCTTAAGTGCAAGCTCATTAAGAAGGGATGTAAAGTGTCCACTGTGTGCCGATGCTGTGGGATATTCTTTGATGATCAGGGTTCCCTGAGTCTTCTTTGCTAGGTTATTTACCTTGGTTTCAAACATCTGTTTAGGAAGTTCTGCCACCTCTTGGATATTCACATTCAAAAGGTTAGCGTCAATACGTTCTGCGATCTTCTCTTCAGCCATCTCCATAGTAATGTATAAAACATTCTTGTTCTGAAGAAGAACAGAGGCAGCCATATGACACATAAACAAAGACTTACCAACACCTGTGCCAGCCAGAGCAATATTCAGTGTCTTGTTAGGAAGACCACCTTTTGTAATCTTGTTAAAGTATTCTAGATCAAATGGTATCCTATTCTCCTTTCTGTTATAGGCTTCATATCGTTCTAGATAATCTTCTAGGTAATCGTGTCCAACATGATTATCAAAACTAACAGCTAGAGCATCAGATAAGATAGAAGGAATTGCATCTGGAGTCTTATCTTTACTCTGACCATCTGCGATACCAATAGACTCAACCAGTGCCAAGTAGATAGCACGTTCACGACACCACTTTTCAGTAGTGTTTAACAACCAATCAAACTCTGCTGGTTCATCATCTAGATGTGAAATCAGATGAGCAATTTTCTTGAACTGATCCTCATTGATATCCTTTCGTTTCTCAACCTCAATAGAAAGAACCTCTTTTGTAGGAAGTTCATTATACTCAGTTGTAAAACTGAGAATCTCTTGGTATACAACTTTCTGATCCTCGTCCTCAAAGTATTCATCTTTGAGGAATGGTAAAGCCTTACGCAAATATTCTTCATTGTGAAGAAGACTTCTTAGGATTAGAAACTCAACCTTATTCATAATGAATGTATGTGCTCAAAATATACTTTGTATTTGTTGGTGGCAACCCAGCGTGTGGGTATTCCCATGTTGGAGGGAACACTAATACTTTACCACACTTTGGGTGGATTGTCACGTCATGTTCAGGAAAGTATGTTTCTCCGTCACTACCGTTTAGATAAAATAAGAAGGCAAGACATCTCCTTGCAGATTCATGGTTACCCACATCCACATGTTCATCAAATCGTTCTTCTCCACCAGGAAGATATCTCTTGAGTCTAAACTGCTCAAGAGATTTCAATCTTGGTAGATGTTTTCTTCTAACCTCAACTGAATACATTCCGTATGCTTTCTGAACAAATCCAACCAGAACCTTTACCAGTTCTGGGTTATGTTGATTGAGGTTCAGTTGTGTAAAACAGGGTTTGTAATCATCATTAAAGTATTCGTGGTTCTTCTCAGAGTCTTCAAATAGATCTATGAGATTATGACACAAGTCCTCAGGAAGAACATGGTCAAATACTTGAACCATAGGAGAATTGTTCTTTCGCGATTTCATCTAACTGTTCTAAAACTTCCTGTGTAAAATACTTATCTGGATTCTTAAGAATCTCTTTTGCATATACTTTCTTACCATCCATCTCATAACGACCAGCCACATTCTTCCACATACCACCAGCTTCTCCTAACTCTAGAAGACCATAGTATTTGTCCAAACCTCTCTCATCATAGTAGAGACGAACTGTTACGTCTTTATTTTCTTTACTAAGTCTTGACTTTGCTGTTTTAGCTTTGATAAGGTTTCCGATAACAGCCGTTCCATCCTTTTCCTTTTTCTTTGTGAGATAAATGATCGTAGAGGCGGCATACTTGAGGCCACTGCCGCCTCCCATTTCCTTAGTCGGGACATAAGATCCGATAACATCGTAGGTGTGGTTAGTAACAATCATTGGGATTTTAGCCTGTCCCAACTTCAGGGTTAACATTCTAAAGGCTCCTTTGACCAACTGTGATTTGGTCATGTCCCGAACCTGTTTGTCATCAAGAGCATCACGAATCTCTTTCTCTGTAGATAACATACCCAGAGAGTCTAATACAAACATACAAGGTTTCCTATCTTCCTCTGGTGTTTTGAGGTAGATATCAACAGCTTGTAGTGCCTTCTGTCTAAACTGTTCGACAGTAACTACATTGACTACAACGAAACGGTCTAGGTCAATCCCCCTACTTGTGAGAAGAGACTTGTTAACAGCGGCTTCAGTGTCAAAATATAGACAATAACCACCAGGGTTAGAATCAAGGAAATTCTTGACGACTGCCAGGCTAAAGAAAGTCTTTCCAGTAGAAGACTCCCCAGCAATGGCAGTAATCTTATTCCCAGATACGCCACCAAATATACTACCTGAACAAAGTCCGTTAAAGATGTACGAACCCGTGTCCACGTAAGTTTCGGTTTCGTCGATGTCGGCTGCCAGTTGGGTGTACTCATCTCCAATCTCTTTTACAATCTCTTTAAGGAAATCCATTAACTAAAAAATAACTCTAGGTTTGCAACTTTCTCAACATTCCATCCAATGGAATCAAGAATGACCTTTACAGGTTCAAGGAAGGCTTTGTTGAATTGTAACTCATAATCAATATACTTATCAAGTCCGAGTTCATACGGAAAATCATTCAAGAATGAAATCACATTCTCACGAATAGGATTGGCTTTCTTAAGATAAACAAACTTAATCTTATCACCATTATTGATAAGAGAATACTTGTTATCCAAACCTCTCTCTTTGATGTAGTGGTTATGGAGTAGTGAACCTCTCACATGGATAGGACAACCCTTTCCATAGATGGTTGTGTGGCTCTTATGTTTATTTACATCAGAAATAGAACGGGGAAATGACAACTCAGCTACTGATAGTTTGTTGAACTCAAGTCTAGCTTGATCGATGAACTTAATCATCTCATCTTCAGTTCCTTCCATCATCACTCGAAGACCATCCTTAATCATCTTCCTACAGGGAGCAGGTGTAGATGATTTGACAGCCTCAATACCCATAATCTTGAGTTTAGGTTCTTCATAACGAACACCCTCACTATCCCAAACATTAAGGATGTATCTCTTCTTGGCCGTCCAGATACCGCGATCAGCAATGTTCTCTCTCTTCATCTGCATCTTCTGATCGTATGCATTCACATAGTCAGCCAGTTTCACATAACAGTCGTCGATAAAAGGTTCTAACTTATCTTGACAAACCTTATCCAAAAGGTTCACCACTTTCTCCTTATCATCCTTTTGTTTTGATAGGAACTTATCAACAAGAGGACCAAGATTTAGATATACGGAATCGGTATCAACGGCAATAACATAATCGTTATCAGTCTTAAGAAGTTCATTCAGATACTTGTTCAACCTATCCTCAATCCACCTGATAGATGTTTGACCTGACAGAGTGATAGCTTCTGCATTTGCAAGTTTGAAGTATCTGAAGTATTGGTTACCAACCGCACCATAAGCTGAGTTCAAACAAATC